ACACTAGAGTACAATCTCACAATATCCGCCATCGACGCCAGCTTACTCGGGATGGCAATTGCGACATTGAAGTAATTATGCATTTCCGGCCCAATGAAAACCATCATGCTCGGACAAAAGAAAGGATATAACCCAAGTTGATAAGGTATCATTGTCGGCCATTCGAAATGCTTGCGAAGGTCATTGATTTGGCCGGCTCCGGTCTGGAAAATCCAATAGAATTTCCTAGCATTCATAATATGTGCAACCATGCAACCTGTGACTGACAGGCCATGTTCAAACGCAGATCGAACACTATCATATGATTGCTTTATATAGCTATCGGGAGAGTCAGTTGAGTAATGATTGACTGCCTGTACCGCAAATTTCAACGTCGCAGGCAAATAACTTTCATACGTGAAGAAAACGGAGTTGAACTCACCCACCACAGGCCCTGTTGCGGATTTGTTTGATAGTTTGACATTGAACAGACGATTTGTAATGCGACCACACTCATTATACAATTCGAGAACCTTCTTTGCGAACTGCGAATCGTTGCTGTAGATTACCAGCAAACGATATCGATCATCAGATGACACACAGGAGTTGGTCACAACTTTGGATAGTGAGGAATGGCCGAACTTCACCACAAGTGATCGTCTAAATAAATCTTCCATGAAACTTATTAGACAAAGATGATAGTGTGATGAGGTGTAGTGTAATATACCCATCCACATACCAACTTTGTTCTCGATGACACCAAAAGGCTCACCAGCTTCCTGCTTGCGAATTGTTTCATCCTTAAGATTTTGAAGGTCCCCTATGTGTTCTTTGTACCTTTTTAGTGGATCGGAGAAGAATTCTGTGAGTAAACCAGAGGGCAGCTCAATCTTCTTCCTCATAAATCTCGACAATATTTGAGTGTTCCATGCATATATTTCACCAAATTCGAGGCAGAATGGAGATAGAGTTAGATTGAACGACGGAACAATGAACTGTTGTGCCCAACGGGTCATATCTTCGGAATAGTGGTAAACCCAAGGCTTAACACCAGCAGGCGCCTGTGTTATGGATCTCTTCATCCTCGTCTTTATGAAAGCAATCTTCTTTTTACCACTAGTTAGCATCTCCCTCACATCACCCTCACAGATCCTCCGAGCAATGTTCTCTCTAACTTTCGTGAAAAGTCGACTGACGATGTCTAGTATGTGAATTTCTCGCACACCGGTGATCTGATTCTTCTTGAACAGCTGACAATAAACCACTTTGAATTTGGGCCACAACTTAGTCATGTTGCTTATAAAATCCGGTGGTCGGTCCTCCGCATGCCCCATCGATTTGAATAACTCAAGTAGGGTCATTATCACATGTGATCTCTTATTGGCAAACACCTGGTCATCCTTGAGTATGCCTCTCTCCCTTATGCTCGCCAACCTATTCGCTCGAACCCGATTGACGACGTCAAGTTCCATGATGTCATCATTAAGCTTCTCTTCTCTCTTGCTGTTTATATCTTCATTTATATTTCTATGCCTACTTTTGTTGCCTAATTCTTGAGAAACTTTGGTGGAGCTCATCTTGGTTGCGATTATTGTGTTAAGAAGTTGATCC